ATTAAGACAAAGGTAGATATTAGCGATGCCAAAAAAGGCACTGACGAAGTAGAAAAAGGAGCTAAGGCAGCAGGAGGTGCTATCGACCAAATGTCAGGCGCACTTGATAAATTTACAGGCGGTGCAATTACTGCCTTTAAATCATTTAAAGCGGGTGCGGTTAGTGGTATCGCATCAATGAAAACCTTAAAGGGTGCAATAGCCTCAACGGGTATAGGACTTCTTGTTGTTGCTGTTGGTTCTTTAGTGACTTACTTTACTAAGTCGCAAGAAGGAGCAGATAAATTAGACAAAGCATTTGCCGTAATTGGTGCTACTGTTGACGTATTGATTGACCGAATTTCTACATTCGGAAGCGGATTGTTTGAAATAATGAGCGGAAACTTTAGCGCAGGTTTAGATATTTTAGCAGGTAGCTTTAAAGGTATAACTGAAGAAATAGAAAAAGAAGCAACTGCAGCTTATGAGTTAGAAGGGGCAAATCAACAGTTGATAAAAACAAAAAGAGCTTTCATTGAGCAAGAAGCTAAATTGAATGCGGACTTAGAAAAATATAGACTTGCTTCTGAAAACTTCGACCTATCAACAGCAGAAAGATTAAAAGCCAATGAGATGGCACAAAAGACCGCAATAGAATTAGCCGACCAAAGAGCAGCTATTGCGAGAGAAGAACTCAGAATACTTACAGAAAAAAACGCATTAGGCAATTCGCTAAACGATGACTTAGAAGCAGAAGCAGAAGCAAAAGCAAAGCTGTTTGAAATTGAAGGTCGAAGAGATGCTTTAGCTAAAGAATTCCAAGCCAAAGCTAAATCTATTACAGATGAACAAAAATCAGCAAATGCTGCAAGGGCTGCAGAAATTAAAGCCGAGAATGAAAAGAAAGCAGCTGAGGAATTAGTTGCTGCCAAAGAACAAGCAGATAGAATAGAAGCAGCAAGGATTGAAGCAATAAAGCAAAAAGACAACGAGTTAAGAGAATATAAGTTAGAAAATGACGAAGTTACTTTGGCGGCGTTATTAGAGTTTGAACAAGCAAAAAGAGATTTAGAACTTGAGCAAACCAATTTAACGGAAGCAGAAAAAGAAGCTATAAGATTATCCTATTTAGAAAAAGAAGCAGCAGCAAATAAACAAGCAGAAGACAATAGGAAGAAAAAGGAAGAGGAGGAGGAGAAGGATGCTGAGGCTTTAAAAAATGCTAAGATGGCTTTTGCTTTTCAAGCATCGAATTTAGTTGCAGCAATAGCAGGAAAGGATAGTAAAATCGCTAAAGGTGTAGCAGTAGGACAAGCAACTATTAGTGGGATACAATCAGTTCAGAACGCTTATATGACTGCATCTGCATCTCCTTTGAATGCAGTAATTCCGGGTTACCCTGCAATACAGGCAGGAATAGCAGGAGCGTTTAGTGCTTTGCAGATTAAAAAAATACTATCTACTAATCCAAGCAAAGGAGGTGGTTCTCCAAGTGTATCAACAGGTGGTGGAACATCAGCAGCTCAGCAGCAAGCGTTACCATCATTTGACTTCGTGAATCAAGGAGTAGGAGGAACTGAGAATGCAGGGTTTAGGAATAAGGCTTATGTAGTTAGCCAAGATATTAAAGACACCGCTGCGTTAGATGCAAGGATAAACGATTTGGCGAGAGCATAAAAAAAAGGGGGATAGCATTAAACTATCCCCCCAAACAAAAACAAAACAAACAATTTTAATATCTTGTAAAAGTATAACTTTTGTTGCCTACTGATAACGTCATCATAGAGCTGTCTAAGTAGTCTATAAAGTATTCCGATACCATATCATTAACATCGTCAACAATGTAAACTCTTGAGCCGTTAGAACTGTAGTTAAAACCTTCTTCACCTGATTGCTTAATAATAACAAGCGTTCCATTGTTAAAATTCCAAACGCTATTATCTCCAAAGGTATGCGCTCCATTAATGGAATAGCTTTGCATTACCCATTGCCCTGATATACTCGTTGAGGCTTTTCTTACTTTTTTAACTTCAGGTGTAATCACTTCTTCTTTTGCACAGCTTGCTAACGTGGTCAACAATACTGCTACTATCATTATTTTTTTCATACGACAAATGTAATAACTATTTTTTAAATGACCTAATAAATCCGTAAATAAATGCACCTACAAAAATGTTCCCAAGTATTATAGTGGGTAATATAGCCCACCACCAAGACAAATCATTAACGAATGTAACCAATAAAAAGGCTAATAACCAACCTAATTGGAATAATACTAATTGCGATTCTTTACTCATAATTATAAGTTTTTAATTATCCATTCCTCGACTTCGTGTCTAAGGAAATATCCTCTCCCATTTTTGGGTTTATGCTTTTTTAATCCACCAAACTTGCAATAACGCCATAATGCAGTCCTTTCGACTCCTAAAATTTTGCAAACATCTGCAGTGGATAGTACTTCAATCTGTTGCTTAACTGTATTCATATGATTTAATATGTTTTAATTTAGGCAAATATACTCAATAAGGACGACATTAATCGCAATTTTGTAGATAATATTCAATTTTTATATGAAAACCTACGAATTAAAGCGAAAAAAAGGATTAAAGTCAAGCGTCTATGCTATTGCTTTAGTTGAAAATCCTGCGATTGAAGTAGGTTTTGTCGCATTATCTAAAGATGGAAAGGTTCATACGGTAAAATTGGCATTAAATGCTGAGAAGCGTATGATATACACGCCCGTTTTGATACCAAATCAAAAGATATACAGAGAAGATGGTGAAGGTAATCCCTATCAAATCTTCTTTTCTGAGCAAACAATAGAAGAGACTGCTCAAGACTTTATCAAAGCAGGTTCATTAGTTGCTAATTGGAACAGCGAACATCAAGAAGACATCAAATTAGATGGTGTAACAGTGGTAGAATCTTGGATAATTGACGACCCAAAGAGCGATAAAGCTACTACATTAGGATTTGACCTACCGAAAGGAACTTGGATGCAAGGCGTAAAGATAGACAACGAGTCTATTTGGACTGAGGTAAAGTTAGGTACTTACAAAGGAATAAGCATTGAAGGCTTATTCGAAAACTTTGAAACCAATTTAAGTAAACATTTAACCCCCAATATTATGAGTGAAAAAAAGTTCTCATTAGGAGACGTAATAACTAAACTGATGGGAACAGAAAATGCTCCTGAAGTGAAGTTAGAAGATGCTGCTGAAATGCCGAAAGAAGAGGTAAAAGCTGCAATGATTGAAGATGGTGAATATGTACTTGCAGATGGTCGTAAGATTGTTGTAGCAGGTGATATGATTACCGAAGTAATGGAGTCAGAAGTCGAATCAGTTGAGGAGATGGAAGAGGAAAAAGACAAAGCCGTTGAGCAATTGTCTAACGAGATTGAGAAAGTTTTAGCACAAATGGTGACTAAGATGAATTCAATCGAGGAAAAAGTAAACGTATTAGATAACACATCTAATCAGTCAATCACTAAGCTATCGACTGAGCCTGCTCAGCCATCAGCATTCGCTAATTTATTAACTAAAGCACAAAAATTTAACTAAAATGGCAAGTACTAACACTATTACACAAACAAGCCCAAAGGTTGCAGGCGCAACTGAGATAATGGCTAACGAGGTACTCGCAGGGGTATCTTTCCAAAAATTTAAAAACGTTCCTGCAACAAGGGACAAGTTCAGAATGTGGAACGGTTCTACATCTTCAATGATTCAGGCTTACTCCGACAGCCCATCTGAAACAGGTGGTGTTACAGTAGCAGACGAAGAGTTTACAATCACCAAGAAGTCTGTATTCCACGCAGTACCTTATGATAAATTTAAAGATACTGAGTTTAACCTTTCTATTTCTAACTTGAAAGCTCAAGGTTTACCTTCTGACTTCGTTGCATTTGTTGCAGCCGATACAGGAGCAAAAGCGTCTGAGTTAGCAGAGAATGAAATATGGAACTCTGAAGGCGGATTAACAGGAGACCCAACAGGTTTAGATGGTATTAGAAAGTTAATTAGAACTAACTTGACTACTGCTTCTAAAACTGCTCAAATCGTTACATCTACTACTTTAGACCCAACAGATGCAGCTGAGATTGATGATGTATTAGCTGCTTTAGTTGCAACATTCCCGAAAGAAATTGTAGCTAACAAAGCGAAGTTCAGAATCTATATGAACCAAACAGTAAACGATGCTTATTACAGATATTTAAGCGGAGTTGCTGCTACTAATATTCCACAAAATAATGCTTTGGTGTACCAAAACTACACTATCGAGATTATACCTAACTTATCGGATGCTGCTATTGTAGTTGCTAAACCTGAAAACATTAACGTATCATTAGCTGTAAGCGGAGACTTAACTGCATTAGATGTAATTGATATGTATGCACTTGGCGGTGGTAACAAAGCGAGAATCGTAGGAAACTGGGGTTATGGAGTTGGAATTGCAACTACTGACTTTGCACTGTTCGAATACAATCCTGCATAATTAACAATACATAAGGGGGGATTAAGTTCCCCCTTTTAACTTAAAAAAATATAAATATGTGTACATTATCACTATCTGCATATAAGTCAGGTTGCAAAGTTGTAGGAGGTATTTCAGAATTCTATCTGATTGACAAAGCTGCAAGGTTAGCGGAAACCGACTTAGTTATGGCGGTGACATCAGGTGCTTTATCCATAACACCTGGTTCAGGTTCGCCTGCTCCATCCGCTTTCAAAGTAGAGCCGAGAGAAAATAACTGTACGTTTACTCAACCTGTAACGGATGAGAATACAGCAGGAACATCTTTTGTCACTCAAACTTTAGAATTTACTTTGCACGGGTACTCCGCTGCGTTAGTATCATTAGCTGACCAAGTTCGTAAAGGTAGAATGGAAGCCTTGATTAAATTAAGAAGCGGTATCTATGTATACGCAGGACTTGATTATACAGGACTACAATCTAACGGAGGTTCAGCAGGTGATTCAGGAACAGCGATAGGAGATGCTTTAGCGTTTACCTTTACGTTGACAAGCGAAGGTACAGAAGCTGCACCTGTATTAGCTGACTTTGCTGAATTTTCAAGTGCTTTTACAATTGAAGTAGCTGCTTAAAATCAATTATTATGGAAATTAAATACGGAACATATCATTTAGGTTCAAAGATTATACACCTATCAACTGACTTGTCAGAGGAGCAATTAAGAAGTATACTAAAAGAAGAGCCAAAAATGTCACGATTTATTAAATTAAAGGCTGATGATAACAATAAGGAAGAATCAATTGACGACACTAAAGTTGTCTCTGAATCCGTTAAACCTAAACAACGAAGAAAACGTAAGTCTTAGATTTAATAGCCCATCACGCCCATCCATTGAATTAGAGAAGCCCGTTACCGACTTAGGTTCGGGCTTTTTTTCCATAGGGATAACGGCAAGCGAATCTAACAATCTAATAGATGACACCTATAGCTACAAAATTGAGCAAAACGGGGAGGTCTTAAAGTTGGGCTTTGTCCGAATTATTGACGAAGAATTGAGTAACTTTACACTTGATTATCTATTAGAATTTTTAATGCCATAAATATGAATGAAGAACTAAAATTAAGTAGGTATAACGTTAAGAACATTAACTCATTTAATGTTTCAGGAACGGTTATCTACAACGGTACGGATAACCTATTCCCTAACTACTTAGATGGATTGTATCTTAAATCGGTAACGCATCAAACCATAATTAATGACTTAGTTAATTACATCCTTGGATATGGCTTACAGAGTCCAAGCGAAGAAGAACAAAGAATAATAAAGAAATTCTTTAATAAAAGAGCATTAAATAAGCTACTTAGATACAAGCTAATTCACAATGCTTATGTCTTAGAGATTATCAAGAACGAGTTAGGCCGTATTGTAGAGATTAACGTACTTAATCCTTCACAAATAAGAGTAAGCCAAATTAAAGACGGCAAGCCTGTAAAATTTGAATGGCGAAGAAGTTGGGATAATGGTACTTATTTTAATAGTCGTTCCGAGAAGGTTGAGTTAGATGCTTTGCACGTTGGTTGTAAGCACGGAATTATCTACAAGTACGATAACGGTATTATGGACGTTCCTTACGGCAGACCAAGCTACCTTTCAGGATTAGACCCTATTGAATTAGAGATTAGTATCTATATGATGCACAATCACGGAGCGCAGAATGGTATGTTTCCGTCTATGTTAATCGCTAAGGAATCAAGTGGTGACCCTGAGAAGGATAGAGAAGATTCGGAATTAACTGCTCAATCGATGGCAGGGGTTGCCAATGCAGGTAAGGTAGGAACTACTTATTATCCGCAAGGAGGCAGCGCACCCGTTTTCAGCACTCCAAATTTATCCGGTATAGATAAGGTTTACGAGAATCAATACAATACAGCGGAAGCGGGAATATTAAAGGCTCACGGCATACCAAGCCCATCATTAATCGCAGGTCTTAATGTTAGACCAAGCGGCTTTGCAAGTCCTGCGGATGAGTTAGAGTGGGCTAAAACTGAATTAGAGACTAAGATAATAAAACCTTTGCGAGAGGAATTTTTTGAGGACTTTGAATCGTTATTTATTGAGATAGGATTAACTCCTGATAACTTAACGTTTGACGAAGTAAAAGAAGAAGAAGTAAGGCGCGATGATATTGCAGAGCCTACGGAAATGAGTGAAAAAAAAAGCGTTGGTAATTTCGATGACGAATCTATGTTAGATGCTTTATCAGGTGAAAAGATAGATTTTAATGAATGGGAATTAGTAGATGTAAGGGAAGCAAATGGAGAAAATGTAGAAGATTGGGCTAACTCTTTAATTACCGAAAAGAAGGATAACCTTACTAAATTGGTTGATTTCATTACAAGCAAGCCGAACGGATTTAGCACTTTAGATAAATCATTTTACAAAGTTAGATACACCTATCAAGAAAAGTATTCTTCAGGAAACAGTAGACAATTTTGTAAATCAATGATGGGAAGAACGGCTAATGGAGTTGTTTATAGATTGGAAGATATTGATAAAGCCACAAGGGATGGAGTTAATCAATCGTTTGGGCATAAAGGAGCAGCTTACGATTTGTTTAAATACAAAGGTGGTGTTCAATGCGGACATTATTGGCAAGAAGAACTTTACCGAATGAAGGATAAGACCGAAAACTTAATTAGCAGAGGAAAAGAGGTTAGCAATATTCCGAATAGTTATACACCAAGACCGAGAGGAAATAAAGAATCAAAAATAGCACCTAAAGATATGCCAAATGCAGGGGCTTATCCACAATAAAAAAATAATAAAATGGCTGAAAAACTAATAATAAGCGTAGACGACTTTAGGCTTTACGCCAATACATCGGATTCTTTTGATGCGGAATTCATAACACCCTTAATAATCCAAGCAACAGATACACTTGGAGAAGGGTTGATGGGGACTGCTTTAGTAAAGAAGCTAATCACAGATTACAACGCAAATAACCTTGCAGGAATATACGAAGAAATGCATCCTTTAGTGACAAAAACTATTGTATGGCAGTCTTATATGCTTGGACTTCCAAGGATGCTTTATAGAGTCGGAAATGGGCAAATTACTAAAGGTACAAGTTCGGGCAATTCAGACCCTATTGATAGTTCAGATTTAGCCAACTTGCAACGAGGTGCATCTTCTACACTTGTAACCTATGAGAATAAGCTAAAAGCATTCTTAAAGGATAATTTTGCTTTGATTCCCGAGTTCGAAATTGAAGCACCTGAATACCTAAAACCAAACCTTGAAAAAGGCAACACAAGTCAAGGCACAACCTATACTCCCAATATAACCTACACAGATTTTTAATTATGGCAACAAAAATAACATACACAGATAAAGTAAAATCCGTTGATATACCTAATCCTGCGGAAGAGAAATTCAGAGCAGACGATGCTAATGAGATAAAGGTAGTGGTTAATTCGAACGCTGACGATATAGAAGCGAATACAGCCACTTTAAACGCTTTAGATGGTACTAATATAGAACTAATAAAAGGAGGCGGCATATACCTTGATACAGCTATTGTTTCTTTGCAGAATCTAAGCCTTCAAGATGTAACCGATAATGGTAATTTAACAACCAATCCGATAATAGCTCCAAGTATTAACGGTGCGGCAATAACATCTTCAGGAGATGGTAGTAGTTATTTAGCAAACGATGGTACTTATAAGTCTACACCAAATGCGGTTGATTCAGTTAACGGAGAAACGGGAGCAGTTGTATTGGATGGCAATGATATAGATTGGAACAACACAAGCGGAACAACTATAAAAGCTAAGATTGATGGTATGGATGGGCAGATATTGGATAACGTACTTAATAAGGTCGAGTTAGGCGGAGATATTGGTGGAACTGTTAGTGTACCTGTAATAAATAACGAAGCAATTACTAACGCTAAGTTAGCTAATATGCCTACCAATAGAATTAAAGGTAGGGCAACTGCAGGAAATGGTGTAGTAGAGGACTTAACAGTGCCTGAGGTTAAAAGTATGTTGTCTATTGACCAAGTTGATAATACAAGCGATGCTGACAAGCCTATAAGTACTGCAACAGCAACAGCTTTAAATACTTTAGACCTTGATATTACTACTTTGTATGCTGATAAGATAAACAAAAACGTAGGAACTACCTATACAACAAACGCATTAACTACGGTAACTCAGACAGAATACGATGCACTAACGCCTGATGCTAACACTATTTATTTTATAGTATAATGAAGATAGGAACAAATGATATAAATGCGGTAAAGATTGGTTCTACCGATGTTAATAAGGTTTATCTTGGCAGCAATTTAGTATGGGAAAAAGCAGGTTTATTATTAGACTTGTATCCTAATGCAGCGGCTGCTTATTCTCTGCGTAAATTAAGAACAGCCTATGCAGGCTCAGCGATACGAGTAAGACGAAGTTCTGACAATACTGAACAAGATATTGGTTTTGTGGGCAACGAATTAGATACTACATCTTTGCTTTCATTCGTTGGAGCGGGTGATGGCTTTATTAGTACTTGGTACGACCAAAGTGGGTTAGGTAATAATGCTGCACAATCTACTGCTGCTAATCAGCCAAAAATAGTCAGTTCAGGTGTTATTGAATTAGAAAATGGGAAACCTGCAATCACAACACAAGGCTCTAATAATCTTAACACAGGAATAGTCAATTTAGGCGTTAGTGGAGATATACCTTTATCTTTTTATTCTGTGCAAAACAACCAATCTACGTCTAATAAAGATTGTCTTATAGGATTAACAGACAATACTATAGTTGCTGACAGAAGGAGAATATTTATGTACATCAAAGATGATTCAACTAAAATCAGCCTTAGACTATTTGGTGGAAGTTGTGTATACGATTTTTCTCCACCTACGAATCAAGTATTATTTAGCTGCAACTATACTTCAGGAGGTGGGGCTATTGATTCAAGGGTAAATTCAACCGATTTGACTGTATCTTCATTTTCTAATTCAGGATTAAACATACAAGATAATTCAGGATTTATATTATTTAGTGGTAACGCTGCAACAGCTCCACTATTGACGACAACAGATTCAGCATCACAAGGTAGCCTACAAGAATGTATCTTTTACTTAAATGACAAAAGTGCAAGTACATTAGCAATAGAATCTAACATTAATTCACACTATAGCATTTACTAATGAAAGGATATAAATTTACAACAGAAGAAGCTGCTCAGTCAGCAATCGCAAGTATTAACTTAGCAGCAGGACTTCCAAAGAGTCCTGAAGCTACTACTCAGACTTGGACAAGTTATAACTTAGCTGAGTTAAATAACCCACAATTCTATTATATTAGACACGATGAATTCACTGAATCGGTACTTGGAATTGCTGAAGAATTGAATGTAATTTATGCAGATGTTTAGATTCTTAGCTTTTATATTTTAAATAAACGCATTTAATAAATAATAAATAATGGATATAATTGGTTTAATTCAGGACAATTGGGTTGCTTTATCTACGTCTATAGGCGGTATTTCTGCGTGGTTTTACGAAAGAAAAAAAAGGATAATAGAATCTAAGAATTTTGAATTAAACCATTCCAAAAATATTATAGATATGTATGAAGAGGCTTTGGATGACCTACCGGAGCATTTTGAAAAAAGGGAAGCATATTGGAAAAGCAGATACAAAGACCTTGAGCAAGAACTCGAAAATTGTAAAAAAAGTATCAAGTAAATTTTCCAAAAAAGATGAATTATTACAAGATTTTAACAGCCTTAAATAAATCAAGTTCTAAGGTGTTAATATTTATATCCGTACTGACAGTGCTATATTTGTATAAAGATGAATTTGCGTATGTGGCAAAGTACAATTTTAGCGAATATGACAGAGTAATTAGCGTATTAGATAATGATGTGCTAATAAATCGTTCATTAACTAAATTAATGAATGACTACCAATCGGATAGAGCCTACATATTTATATTCCATAATGGAGTAAAGTATTATTCAGGTGGTCATAAGAATAAAATGTCCTGCGACTATGAAGTTACTAATGCAGGTATATCGTCAACGGCAGTAGATTTGCAAGACATACCTGTTGCACTATATCCTGACTTTATTTTAGGCTGTATAAACAACTTGATGTATCATCCTAATGTTGGCTTAATGAAAAGAGGCAGAGTCAAAGAGGCTTTACAGGCTCAAGGGATAAAAGGCATTGCAGTAGCACCATATTACCGAGATGGTAAATTAGTAGCATTAATAGGCATTGACTTTGTGAAAGAATTTGGTTGCTTTAATAATGACGATTCCGAAAAAATTAAGGTCTTTAAAGAGAAAGTAAACGGTATCGGAGATTTATTGCTATAATTAAGGTAACACTAAAACAGCTCAGTCATTGGTAAAAGTATACCTTTTGATGTATTGCTATCTCCGCCTTTTCTATCTCTCTTAGTGTTGATATATTTCCTACATTTTGCTTTCAATTCATCAGTAGAAATTAAGTGGAAGGTATTCCCAAAGGCAAAGCAATAATAATCGGACTTCGTTGTACTGATTCCGCTTGGCTTTCCCCTTGAGTAATACTCCACATAAACATTACCTGTATCTAATGCTTGTAAATCGTGCTTTACTTCAATGAATTTATCTTTAAATATAGAACCTAATTCTTCCTCTTTTATCTGCCCTACCTTTAGGTCGTATTTAAAATCATTGTTGTAGTCCATTACTTGAATCTTGATTTTTTCCCATAATTCTCTAATTGCATAGGAACAGCGATAGCGGTATGTCCACCGATTACTACTCCACAACCTATTGCAGGCTTCTTTCCTGCTTTAGCGTAGGCAAATGCGTACTGTTCGTGGTCTATCCCACAACCTACCTGTAGTCCAAACACCCTTGAATTATTACCAACCATATACTCGGAATACAATTGGGTATGCAAATGACCTTGAACGGTTGACTGCATATCCATTTTTGCTCTGCTTCTTGCAGTTCCCCCTTCACCGTGAACGTACTTTACGCCATCAATCTCAGTTTCTACCTTAAATTCCCAATTAGGAACTTCAAGCACTTCGTTGTAGTCTTTAATCCACTTTTTAGGAATGCCACCTGTTTGGGCTTTTCGCATCACCATTCGTGTGTGGTTACCTATTATTACTTCTGCATTGGGAAATTGTTTGTAATATCTACTAAGTCTTTTAATGGCTAATTCAAGCTCATCTCCACCACCCATTCCATTCGCATCAGTTTCGTGGTAACTCCCAAAATGATTGTCTATTTCATCTCCTATATGGACTACTCTATTACAATTATAGGCGTTATACGTATCAACTAAAAAATCTAAGTAAGTATCTAAGTCGAAGGGGGCGTGGGTGTCACCTATAATAAGAACCCTATTTTCCTTACTTGTCCATTTCTTGTACATTTCTTTATTCTTAATTCGTGGTCTAAAGTCTTTCATTGTTCATCATTATTTTTAAGTGGATTAAATAACCTATAAGGTCGCTTATACTGTCT